TTCGAGCGTCGCTTCGACGGAAAGTTTCATACGCCGCACATACCTTCACATTCCAAATCAAACAAACTAAAAATGCCTTTATCTTGATCTGTTCTCAAATCTGCTTCCGACAACGGCACTCGTGATTCATGCAAGTATGGTGTCGCACGATAACGCTTTTTGAGATGAGGCAAAGTCCGTAAATCGTTATCAAAATTGACGGCATCAGCCCACTCATCGGGATTCGTTTTCAAATATCGCCACTCGTCTTGACTTTTGAACGGGCAACCGATACAAGCCGAGCGAGGCGGCTTCGGATATTTTTTATCCAAACACCATTTAACGCAGTCCTGTCTGGTGATTTTGCGATCAACAAGCGGATATTCGTTGCGTATCCAAGAAAACTCTGGGTCACGCATACGCTGAGCCTCGTCATAGGAAATGCCGATGATCGTTGTGATGCGGTGTTCTTTGCATCTTTGACCCGATTTAAGGTCGGCAAGTTCCCGTTGTTTTTTTAACAACGGCTGGATTTTGTATTCAGCCGTGCATTGTCGTCGTACCATTCCTGCTTTGCCCCTGTCATCGATCAAATACAAAGGCATCGAAGCATAACGCTTTTTTTCAACAAGGAAATCGTCACGAAGGTTGCCTTTCGATACTTTGTAGAAAGGCATATCGTGTTCTTTCATCAACCCTTCAAGCCAATTAAGATGATCGTAAACCGCCTGCGGTTCCCAGCCCGTGTCGGCAAAAATCGCCGCATCAGCCTTCTCAATCTCGCCGTGAAACATCATCAACAGCAATGTTGTTGACTGGACACCGGCACCTAGCGACAAAACCCGCAAGGGTTTCACAAATCTCGCCTCAACACGTTGATCGTACTGACCGAAACCTTGTACCCGTTGCGGTTCAAGGCGCGGCATATCGCCCCGCCACTAATCTTTTTGTCCTTCAACACGACCATCAAATCGTCGAAATCCTCCGGGGCCATCCTCGATTTCAATTTACCCAACCCCGACCTGTCGATCATTTCCGAACGAACGGCATCCAAAAGTTTCCCCACTATTTCGCCGCCATATTCAAACACGCCAAATAGCCGAGGGCGTCCACCAGGCTGTCGTGGTGCAGCACGTCGTTCTCCAGGTTGGTGCGCAAACGGGACAGTTTCACCGACACCATGAACAGGATCGCCTCCGACACGTCGAGTTCGATGCCGGTGATCGCATAAAAAATGTCGCACACCTTCCGGTAGTCGTCGGCGGGATGGCCGTAGGCGTTTTGTCTCACACCGTTGACGAGGCCGTGGGCCTCCAAAAGGACTTCACTTCCGGGTGTTGGTTTTGGTTTGTTTGTCATGTTTCGCCCCTTCGATCAACCTGTCGAGTTTTTTTATGATCTCCCACAAATCGTCTTGTTCGGACAAACCCGGATAAACCTTACTCAAATACCTTCTTATCTTTCTTAATTCCATTATCGTCAACTTCTCGCCCACTGTCAAGCCCTTTCATGTGGTGCCAATCCAAATGTTTGTCCACTTTACCTTCGACACGACCGATGCTGTGGAATATGTGCCGCAACATGCCGGTCGCGATGGCGTGGTCCTCTTTGTTCTCTTTCCGGAACCGACCGATCACGGTGACGATGACACCACCCACGGCGGTCACCACCGCCGAAAGGATCAACGCCCAACCGGCATCCATTTTATGCGACCTTTCGGCTTTCAACCCAAGCGATCACCGCGGGTGTCGGCTCGTCGCCGGTTACGAGCCGCAAATGCCACGGTTCGGACAGAACCTCCCACGACCATCCGAAATCTTTGACGTTGTTGACCAGCCATTTCATTCTCGCGAACTCGCTCGCCGAATGGATGTCGACGGCCAAACCCCAGTTGTGGTTCGATTTGCCGGGGGTGGCGAGCATCGCCATGCCTTTGCGCAGATACCAGGTTTTGCCTTCGAACGTTTTCGTTGAAGCGTTCGGGATCGGGTCGAGCCGGTAGCGTTGCAGGAACGCCGTTTTTTGGGACTCGTATGAACGGTACAGGTCGCCGGATGATGTCGGTTTGAGAACCAGGCCGTCCAATGTGGCTTTGGCTTTCATCGCGCCCCATGCGTCGGCGGCACGCCAATGCAGTTTGCCGCCACCTTTGACCGGGCGCAGCAGGTTGTCGGGCAGTTTGCCTGCTTCGACGCCTTTCAAATCGGCGGGCATTTTGATCGGGACGATGTAGTCCCATTCAACTTTTTTTGTCATTTCTTTTTTCTGCGGACAGCTTTTCTGCCGAACGCCGGGTCGTTGACATTCGCCCAACGCAAGATCGGCGGGATCAGGGCGGCGACAGCCGCTTTGGCGAGGTCGTCCGGGGCGTAGTTGCCTGTGGCTGCGACGGCGACCACCGCGCCGAGTACACTACGGGCGTATGATTCTAGTGCTGCTTTTTGTTGTTTGCTTATTTTCATTGTTCATCCTGTTCTGGTGACGGTTTCAGTCACCTAGTTGAATAGTACCCACTCAAGTTCTGTTTCATTCCAACGATAAACACCGCCGTCTGACGGGTATGGTGTCGGCGGTTGCCAATCGTGATTGTCGTCAAGAGTCCACGACGGGAACGGTTGCGGTGCGACAAACACATCGGCGTCAGGCAGATACGCAAACCCGATACCTGCGTACTGTTTGCGAATCCTGTGGTTGTAGGACGTGCGTTTGCAGGTCAAACCTGAGTGCCACGACTGCGACTCGTAGAATCGTTCCCACGCTTCGGTTGAGCCGCCGACAGGTGTGCCGTTGTCGTCTTGCGTGATCGTTTCATCTACGCCCGTGATTACTTTGACGACGACATTGTTGCTGTCAAGAAATGCGTAGTGTGCCATTATGCCCAACTCACGTTGCCTGTGCCTGCGGTAATTCTTTTGTACGAGTATGCGCCATCTGTGCCTGTTGCATCTGCTGTCAAACCCGCTCCAATGGTGATTGTGTTCGTAATTGGATAGCGCAAAATGACTACACCGCTACCACCGTTAGGCGAAGAACCACCGCCAGCACCGATAATTACTGTGTAGTTAGTTCCTATAAGAAGTTGTAGTGCGCTTTCAACCGTACCTGGTGTACCGCCAGATGCGGTAACGGTGCTTCGTAAACCACCTGCTCCACCCCCACCCGAACCGGCATAGTTTCCTGATGACCCACCACCAGTATTTACTGTGCCGTTTTCGTTGGTCGCACCACTTCCCGAACCACCACCGCCCGCACCACCAGTTCCACGACTCGTTCCACCACCATCGCTACCACCGCCACCTCCACCTGCGTAAGTAACAGATGAACCAGTGATTGAAGTTGCTACACCAATTCCACCATTGCCTGATTGACCAGACACATTTCCTGCTTGTCCGACTGCGCCCGCACCGCCACCGCCACCTGCGACTGCACTTCCACCGCCGCCACCAGTTTTTGTAGCACCACCGCCGCCAGCGAAACCTTGATTGGCTGTACCAGTACCGCCCGCAGAAACGATGTCACGACTACCGCCACCACTTCCACCGTTACCACCCGTGTTCTCACCACTCCGACCGCCACCAGTTGATGTAATAGTTGAAAACGAACTATCACTCCCGTTTGCGCCATATCCGCCACCACCAGCAACAACAAGATAATCGACCGTAATTGTTGCCGCCGCGCCAACCCCTGCGAGTATTTGCATTGTCTACGCCGACAGGTTGCCGACGAGTACCCAGGTGTTCGTGTCAACTTTGATGCAAGTCGCGACCGCGTACTGAGCTTTCAACTTCAACTTCGAACCTTCAGAGTTCACCGTCACACCCGAACCAGCGGCAACAGTCACCTGACCCGCGCCAAGTTGCAGCAAGTTGACCTGATCGCCGATATCAAACGCGACCGAAGAATTGGGTGGGATGGTCGTCGTAATCGCCGAAGCGTTCGACTGTGTTACCAACTTGTGCGCATCAGTCAACACCAAAGTATAGGTCGTACCGGTTTGGGCGTTTAACGTCAAATTGTCGAGTTCGGTGGAACCAACGGCACGGTCGGCCAGTTTTGCCTGCGTAACAGCGTCGTCGGCAATTTTCGCCGTTGTCACGGCGGAATCATTTATTTTCGCCGTTTCAACCGCGCTCGACGCGATGCCCGCCGCCGCGACCGTACCCCATGAAGCATCCGTGCCGTCCGATTTCAGCACCGCACCTGACGACCCGATGGCGATACGCCCGACGGTCGGACCGGAACCCATCGTCAACAAATCGCCGCGAGTCGTCATCGTCGAAGCGAACAGGTTCGCCTCGTCGGCCTCGTC